ACTAGACGTACCAACTAAGAGCCTGCCGCTGGAGTCGATGCGGGCTTTTTCGCTGGTTCCCAAATCAAAACATATTGATGAGCCACCTCCGTAAGCACGAATCCGTGTAAGCCCGTCAGGATTGCTAAATGTGCTGTAAAAATTACTGTCGGTAGTATTGGTAGCTCTAACAATTCCCAATACATCTAGCTTGTCCCCAGGGCTCGCAGTGCCAATTCCAACATTGCCTCCCAGAGGGTTAAGTTTTAGCGCCGTATAGCCAGTGCCAAGCAGTAACGATTGGATAGTGTCATTGCTGAATGTCAGTTGCTGGTTAAAACCGCTAGCGCCAACAGCAAAATCTGTCGTGACATGGAGTTGATAGTTGGGTGCACTATTCCCTATGCCTACGAGCCCTGCGGAGGTGATGCGCAGGCGTTCAATTGAAGTACTGGCTGTGCTATTTGCAGTTAAGAAAATAAGCCCGGTTTGCGTTGAAACGTCAGGGCCATAACTAATGAATCTGGCATTACTTGATTCGTAATCAAGGCCAAGTGAACTAGCGCCTCCGCCAATCAAGCTGCTGGAGATTCTTGCGCCGCCACTGGCAATATGCAATGCTTCACTAGGTGCACTAGTCCCTATGCCAACGAGCCCTGCGGGGGTGATGCGCAGGCGTTCGGCAGCACTTGTAAGTACACCACCGCCAGTGCCATCATTCGTCCCAAAAACAAGTGCTGATGCATTGTTGCCTGAACTGGCTTGTTCCGCATAAATGGCGGCATTCGTCTCAGAAGCACTGTCAGCAAAACGAATACCATACTTGTTGCCGGGCGCCCTGGTGGTTGTGTTGCTAATCCGTATGCTTCCATCAGTTGGCTGGGCAGATGTGCAGGTAACCGTGCCATTTGCATCAATAACCAACCTCCCAGTCCCATTAGTTGCTACCGCTACTTGGTCGGCGCCGGGGCTGTAGATGCCGGTGTTGGTGTCGCCGGAGAAAAATACGCCAGGGGCTGCAGCACTACCAGCAATAATGCCAAGCGCACCAGTCATGGTGTCGCCGTTTACGTCTACGAATGTACCAGTCTCGCTACGCCAAGCGGTGCCGTCGTAAATCTTGAAGACATACACGCCTCCAGTGGTATCAAGCCACTGCTCGCCTTTGCTGTTGCCTGCTTGACCGCCAGCACCAGGTGTTGCGTTTGGTGCTGTGGTGCCAACGTGAACGGGGCCGATTTTCACCAAGTCGCCGTTGCTGTCCTTTAGGAACAAGCCAGGGCTGGCAAGATTGGTATTCATTGCCAACTGGCCGTCGCTCATGACGGCAGGAGTTGGACGCTTGTTAGCAGTAGACGAACGCAGATGTTGGAGAGCCATTCCTTAACACCCCGAAGGGCCGGAAGTTATATAGCGAGTCTAGCTCTAATAAGTCCCGTCATTAAGTTGGCTGGTTAGCGCAACGGTGCCAGTGTCGTTAGGCAGCGTGATGGTGCGAGCTGCTGTTGGGTCAGCAACGGTCAGCGTGGTTTCAAAGCCATCAGCAGTGGCGCCTTCAAACACCAACGAGCCGGTGGTGTCGATAAGGATTTGCCCTGTTACGGTGCCGCCTGCTGCAGGTAATGCCAATGCAGCTAGGTCGTAGGCGGTCTTCACGGCTGTAGGCGTTGCAGCCAGCACCGAGCTGGTAGTGCTAATGCTGTCGCTGAGTTGGACGATGCCATCAACGCTGGTAGTAGCAGCGCGAATGGTTAGCGCCGGAGTGGTTGTACTGGTGGCAATGGTTAGTGCGCCGGTGCTGCTAGTGACGTCAGTGACGGTGCCAACGAAGTCGTTGCTCCATTCCAAGCCCGTAGCAGTGGCGCTATTGGCACGCAGCACCTGACCGTTGGTGCCAACAGTTAGCGCGTTAAGTGTGGTAGCAGCACTAGCAGCAAGGATGTTGCCCTTGGCATAAGAGACGAGCCCGGTGCCACCACGCGCTACGGCAAGTGTGCCGCTGGTGATATTGGTAGCGTTACGGCATTCGGTGCTGACTTCTTCAATTGCAGTTTGAACGTTAGTGGCTGCAATACCACCAATAGCAGTAAAGCTAACTTGTGATGCTGCAATAGCGCCTGCGCCAGACGATACGTCAATTTCCACCCAGGCAGGGCTAGTGGTGCTATAAACAGAAAGGATAAGGTCAGGCGGTGCTAATGCCACATGCGGCGCGTTACCAGTATTAACTGTGCCGCCTTCGCTAACAACTAAATAATGCCTATTGTTGGCCAGTGATGATGCGGGCAAGGCGCTACCAACGGTAAAACCTGCCGCCGCGCCCTCAGGCGTGACGCTTGCAACTTTACCTCTGTTTGCTGGATCGCTTGCGTCAAATGTACCGGCAAAAATAATTTGACCTGCTGATATGCCAATGGGGACGTAAACGTTGCCGTCCCACATGAAGAAGGCGCGGTCAAGTGGATTGAGGTGGATTTGACCAATAAAATCAGCAACAGGCAGCCCTTCTCCAATAGATGCAGTTGAGTAGTCAGCTAGCTTCCCTGATGTAATTGCATTATCCGCAACGCGATCTGTAGGCAGCTCACCTGTTGTAATCTTGGCGGCATCAAGCACTGGAACATCAGCCGCATCTAGCAACGCGCCGACGGTGACATGCCCCTCCGTGTCAATGGTTACCTTAGTAAATGTGCCAGCAGTCGCACTATTGGTGTGGTTTAATACGCCAGCATTAACTGCTAAGCCAGTGCCAGGCTGGATGATGCCCTTAGTGGATGCAGTGGCATCAGGCAGGTCGAGAGGATCAATGTCGCGGAATGTTGGGGCAGCATCAGCGCCACTAACCGGACCAAGAAATGCACGGTTAGCTACTTGTGTGTCAAGCGTTGTGGTGACATTAGCCGTATGGGTGTCTGGGTAGGCAACAGCAAACGCAAGTGGTGTTGAGTCTGTAAAATTAATGGTATTGATAGCTGCTTGACGAGTCCATGCCGCACCATCCCATACATATCTGACACTTGTATTAGTGTCAAACCAGCCTTGGCCTTCAAAGTCACCACTGCCTATTGGGGTGCCTGCGCTAACAATGACGACGCTATCATCAGCCATTTTTGCGGCTGTAATGGCATCGTCTAAAATTTTGCCGGTGGTGATGGCATCAGTGGCGATAGCTGATTCAGCAAGACCACCTGCTGCGATCTTGGCAGTGGTGATGGTGGCATCAGTAATTTTTGCAGCCGTGACGGCACCATCAGCTAGTTTGCCAGTGGTGACGTTGAGATCAGTGATGGAGCCGGTGGTGACTGCATTGCTGGCGAGCTTGGCGCTGGTGACGGTGGCATCAGTCAGCTTGGCGCCGGGCACTGAACCATCGGCCAAGTTGAGCTTGGCGGCCGTGATGCTGGTGTCGGCAATCTTGGTGACCGTGACGGCAGCAGTGCCGATCTTGGTTTCGGTGACGGCACCAGTGGCCAGCTTTGCCTCGGTGACATTGGCGTCAACGATGGATGCTGTGACAACCGCATTGCTGGCCAGTTCGTCTGCTGTGACGGCATCAGCGGCAATCTTGGCGGTGGTGACAGCTAAAGCGCCGAGCTTGGCAGCGGTAACGGCGCCATCAGCTAGTTTTGCTGTGGTGACATTCAGCGCAGTAATTGCACCGGTGGTAACCGCATCGACAGCTAGTTGCGTACTAGTGACGCTATTAGAAACAAGCTTGGCGCCAGGGACACTTGCGTCGGCGAGGTTGAGTTTGGCGTAGGTAATGCTGGCGTCGGCAATCTTGGTAACGGTTACAGCAGCGGTGCCGATCTTTGCCTCCGTGACTGCGCCAGTAGCTAGCTTCGCCTCGGTTACATTGGCATTTACAATGGATGCCGTGACGACTGCATCACTTGCCAGTTCATCTGCTGTGACAGCATCGGCAGCAATTTTGGCGGTAGTGACGGACAGTGCGGCAAGTTTGCCAGTAGTAACAGCAAGATCTTGGATTTTGGCTGTGATTACTGAATCGGTTGCCAGTGCAGCCGCCGCCAATCCAGACGCATCAACCTTGGCTGTGGTGACGGCATTTGCCGCTAGCTTTCCTGTAGTGACGGCTAGGTTCTCGATGCCAGCCGTGGGTGCCACCACTTGATCAAACGAGCTGCCGTTCCAGACCTGCAGATACTTGCTGGTGCTGTTGAGGTAGCCACGTCCTTCAAAATTATTAACTGTCGGTGCTACTGAGTCGTAAACGATGCTGCTATCGTCCGCCAACTTGGCGGCGGTGATGGCGTCATCAGCTAGCGCCGTGGTGCCCAGTTTTGTGGCGCTAGCTTGGTTCAGCTTGATCAGGTCAATGCTGGCGCTATCGGCTAGGTTTGCACCAGCTTGGAATAGCTCCTTGACCTCCACCTTTTTGGTGATGCTGGAGCCTATGTCAACGATGGGCAGTACATCGTTAGCCGCAACGTCGGCTTGTGCCAGCTTCGTGAGCTGCGTAATGCGTTGGTCGGCCACGGGTTACAAGCTCCTTTGGTACAGTTTAGTCCTCAACCTCAGTCAGGAGGAACTCCAGGCTGTTCTGGTTTAGGGCAATGCGGTCGTCGTCCTCTTTAAGGATATAGCCCGAGGGTCGACCAACCAGCAGCTTGATTTCGCCGGTGGTCACAAAGTCGATGCTGCATGAAATGATGTCGGTAGCAGTGACCTCCAGTCCGGAACGAGTGACCATTGCGGAAAACTCGTAGAAAATATCCAACGCGCTTGGATTATTTTCTGAATCTGTTATAGATAGCAGCAGGTCAAATTCGCTGCCGATATCTACGCGGTTGATAAGTTGCAGCATCAACAGTGGTGTTTCTTTAATGCCTGATGTAACATTGTTAAAGAAGCAGTCAATGGAGCCAGCGCCGCTGATAAGCCCAGCCGAGTGCATCCGCTTAAACTTGTCGCTAAGCGTGGTTGTATCAAGCCCTTCGCGGTCAGTGTTGAAGGTGTAGGTTTTGACATCACCGAGAACGTTGGCGGCAATGTCGCGCACCACCAGCCGCACTGGTAACGGGTCACCTGCAAATGACTTTACTTGATATTCCAGTGCCCTATTATTGTTGACTGCTGCAACAAAAGATGGAAAGAAGCGTAAACCGCCGGCGGCATTGACGTTTACATATGCCGAGAAGCTGCGTTGCTCGACGCCCTCGCCGTCCAACCAGCTACCTACAGTGAAGAACAGCAACCCACGTGAGTCGTCGGTGCTGATAGTAACTTTGTCGCCGGTCAGTAGGTTTTCAACAGAACCATCAAAGCCGACGCGGTTTAGGACAACCGTTACGTCAGCGTCTCTTACCTCTGCAGTTAGAACGACTTCATTGTTACGGCGAAGTCGTACGTTGCCGACATTGCCGATGAAGTAGGTCATGCGTCAACGAGTTCAATGAACGGTCCGTCTACCGTAAACTGTAGTGCCACGCTGGTGAGTTCGCCGGTGCCCACCGTAATACTTGCGTTGGTGATGTAGGCATTAAAGGCGATGTCATCTTTGATGTCACCGCCAGCGTTGGGCTGGCTGCCGGCACGAAGCACCAGCCCTACTCGGTCTCCTGTGGTGACGCCATTTGAGTCAGCCTTCATAACCTTGTTCAGCAGTTGCTCGAACTGCACTCCTTGTTCGCCCTCGCGGCGGTAGTACATGACCGTGGCCGAGCCGGTGCTGCTAACCATGCCCGGTGTGTAGGTCTTGACCGCCGTGTCGATAGTGGTGGTTTCCAGCAGCTCAAGGCTGGTATCAAGAGACCAGTCTCGAATTTTTAGCACTGACTGGCTTGGGCTAGGTTCGTTATTAAAGTTTGGCACCAAAAACAGTTTGCCGCTACGCCCTGTGTAAAAGCCCACTACCGCACACCCATGGAGATTACTGGCAGTCTACTCCGCTGCGCCGTCGATGGTAAATAGTCCGGCAACAACCGCCGTAAGCCCGTGGGCAATCAATGAATTGCCGTTGGCATCACACGGGTGCTCCACTGCGCGGACGGTGGTTTCGCCTTCCTCTTCCATCGTTACTTCTGTAATACGAAAGACTCGCTTGCTGCGTACCACAGTGCCAAGCACAAACAGTTGTCCTGCCACGCTGGCTAAAGAGGTCGCGGTGTTGTTGCTGACGGCGATGCCAGTAAATGATCGCGTGCCGTCAGTGCTGCCGTAGGTCAAAACGTTGTAGGTGCCGTTAGGCACGTTGCTGGCAATAGGCAGGTTCAACGCACCACCCGCTTCAACGCGGCCTGTGTAAATGCCATCCCACTGGTTGTTGCTGGTTTCAACGTAGATAAAGCTGCCCGGCATGATGAAGCTATCAGTCGGGAAGGTTTGGAACTCGACGGCTTGGCGGGTGTGGCGACGTGTCTGGCAGAGAAACTTACCTAGTATTACTGCTTGGCGACGTGTGGTAACAAACTGCGATGTATCAATAGTTTCGCGGATGGCATTGTCTTCGTTGGGGCTGGTCAGCTTCACCTCAACGCTGTTGTTGCGGGGAAAAATACCATTGCGCTCAACGTCGCGGTAGATAACAGTAACAATTACGTCTTGGGTGCTGGAGCCATAGTCAATAAACTCTTCTTTGTAGCTACCTTCTAAGATGTTGCCTTGGTTGAACAGGGCGTTGATTGACACAGCGCGGGTCATTGCGCCGGTGCTTTTAACGTATGGCACTGCGGGAACAAGCGTTTCCTTGCCACCAATCTTGCCAAGCTCCAGCAGGCTAAATGGTGCCACTTGAGCCCAAAACTCGCGCCATGATCGGGCATCTCCAATAAGTCCATCCATAAACAAGCGGTTGTGCTGACAGAATCTTTTGCTTTGCGCTAGTTGCATTACGTCTACTGAGTGCAACTTGGCGTATTTACCAATGCCGTTGTCACCATCTAAGATGGTATCTAGGAAAATGTCAGGGGCAAACGAGCTAGACGTTGTAGGGATGGATGCTTGTAACGCCGCGATAGCGCCATCGTTTGTAGATCCAGTAGTGGCTTCATTGCCGTAAGTATCGGCGGCAGTAGATAGCGGACGCAACAGCTTGCCTTCGCTGACCCAAACGCTTATGTCACGGACATCTTGAGTGCCAGGGCCTGAGTTGACGTGCAAAGCAAAGTTTGATAAACCCCTGTACAGGTTGGGACTGTAGGTGTTCCATGCCTCGATGGTTTGTTCATTTACAGCGGTTACGTTAATTTCAGGTGAGCCGTCAAAAGCAAAGGTAGAGTTAGTGAAAGCGTCGTAGCTAAACAGGTCAAATTCACTGGTGTCTTTCGGTGACTTATTTGTAGGCGGATAAGCTGACGGCCCATGCTTTGCTCCATTAAAGAAGATTTGCAAGTTTGGGTTGCCTGTATTGACAGTTGTAAGTTCTTGTATTTTGCCGTTTGGCTCTAGGTAGCAATAACCTTTTACGTTGGGTTCTGCCGGCGGATCTACCACTGGTTCTAGGCGTACTTCTATAAATTGTTTAGCAGCGGCGGATACTAGCTTCAAGTAAGTAAAGACGCTTTGCTCGTTAAAACCACGGGTGCAAAAGATAAAAGGCACACGCGCATAGTTGCCTTTATTGCCAAAGCGATATTCAAGCCTAAACATAGCAGTGCGAGCCTTGGGCCCGTTGTCAGATGGGCTGTGGGCATAATCTCTTTGCTTGCTGCCGTATACATTATTACGCCCACTGATGCGCCTATAAACTCCATACTTAATCACAAGGTCTAGTACATTGCACCGTGTGACGCTGGCATAAGCAGCTTGCTCAATACGCGCCAATCCTTTTGTGTGGAATGGTGCTACTACAGTGTCTGCTAGCTCGGCGTTTAATTCTGCTATTTGTTGCGCTAATACGGACTTATTGGCTTCAAGCGAGTCAATTATTCCTTGTATCCGAGTGCGGTCTTGATTGGTTAGTTTTTTGAGTGTGGTTGTATATTTGCCATCAGAGCTTCTGCCACTTACACGCTCTCGCCCATCGCTTAATTTCTTTTGTTCTTCTTGAATTTTAGAGTCATTTTCGTCTACACGTTTGTTTAATGCTGCAATTTGGTTGTTTATTTCGGTTATTCTAGAGCCGCCCCTTTTCGACCAGTGCGTTAAGTCGTAGCTACATGATGAACTGTTACCACCTCGGACGCACTCCAACTCGACTTTTAAATCACCTTCTTCGATGTTGCTGCTATTATTGGCGTACTTCAACGGCTTAGCTACACGAAACAATGCTGATCCAAGTTTGAAAATTGCACCATTGTCAAACAACGAAGCTGCAGCTCGCAACGCATCCTGCCGTGCATTAGCAGGCGTATCAGTGGTAAGAGGTAAGGCTGTTGTATTGGGTACAGTTAGAGTAATCTTATTACCACTGGAAAATTTACTAGGGCGAGGTTCTCCGTTTGTCATTTTATATTGTACGCCTACCAAGGTAAGTACTTTATTGCCTTGCTTGTCTAAGGTAAGTACATCCGCATTGACTGGAATGAAGCCCGTAACGCCTACAGCGTTTGCAGTTGTAGGGGAGAAGCACTGACTAAAGCCTTCTTTCCTGCCTCGCAGACCGTTGAGCTTAACTGTGGTGTCTGTGCTTGTTGCGCCAGCTCTAGTGGGGTCTTGTGTGCTTCCTTTAACAAGATTGTTGTAGACGGTAGGTCCGTCAGCGTTAAAGTATTGCCAGACGTTGCTTAATGCAATATCTTTTGCTGGTAGTTGACCGATGGCTGTACGCTCCGGATCAATCGCACCAATGCGTGATGCAGCGATTGTCATCATCAGCCGCATAAATTGATTGTTGCCAAAGCTAAGGATTGCGGACCATAGCAGCAGCGTAGAAACGCGAACGCCCCCGTCACGGTTTTGCGTCATGCTGGTATAAACCAGCGGCACAGTGTCACCGTATACGGCTAGCTTTTGTGCGCCGTTGAATCCTGTGCGTGGTGCTAAGCGTTGATCGCGGGTTTGTGTTGAGCCTTCAGCCTCTTCTGGCTTGGGCATCAGCAAGATAGACGCCACCTGGAAGAGAATACCTACGATGGAAAGGATGATTGACCACTCAATACCCGTCCCGTTGCGAACATCCAGCGCAGTGCCCTGCTTTGGATCTTCGTAGATATGCTGTTGCGCTACAAAGTCAAGGTACTCTTCCTTGCTGACGCCTAGCGCATCAATAAGGTCATATTCGTAAGGCAGCAGCTTGCGGGTCATTTATTCAACCTAAAGTGATGGCCGTGGCTAAAAGGAAGCGGGGCTCTTACTACGCCAGAGCTGCCGGTTATATACAAGGTGTGACCATCGTCTAGTACTGTTCCCATGGCTCCTCCATCGTTTCCAGGCATCAATACTACTGCGTGTGGTTCTGGCTTCCGAAGCCTAACTCCATTTCTCAGTAACCATTCTGCCATACGAATACGGGGAAAGGTGTCATCTGTATAATTGTTTTCTTCAATAATTGCTAAAAGATCGTCGGTGTAGTCATAATAGCCCAGCCTTTTGTGTACTTCAGCGGCAAGCAAGCAGCAGTCAACCGTGCCGCTGCCATCGCCAGGCTTTGCCGCCCACGCCCGCTTAAGGCCAATCAGATCATTGAAGGACGAGCTGTGCATTGAGTGGTAAGGGGCCAACTAGACCGCGAGTAAGGGTTCGAGCTGGGAATGTCGCACCAACGGAATCCATGGCGGTGCGATACCGTAACTCGATTGTAGTCTCGGAATAGCTGGCGCCAATACCGACGTAGCGTTCTTCATAGCTACGCACCACTGCGTTGGCGGCATTAAGCCATTGCGTGGTAAGCGTCAACTCGCTAAGGCGGTTGCCGTCACCTTGCTCAACCAGCCGGATTGCAAACTCCAAGTTGGGAAATAGGATGCGGATGACTGAGTTGTCACCGTTGAGGTTGGCGGTGCTGCCCTCTGCGCGGAATGGAGCAAACTCGTATCGGACGCCAGCAATCGCCTTGGATTCTTGGACGAAATAATTTTGGTAGCGGTGGCGAATACCATTGGCATCAAGCAGGTCAAAATACTGCGCGATGCGGATTTCAGTCATCGAATTTCACCCACCAGCTTCACTGAAATGCTGCTTAGATCACGCAGTGCGCTTTTGATGCTAGGCGGGCCAGCGTAAAGCCACTCGATGCCTGTAGGTGTTCGCACCTTGCCCTGCAATGTGCTGCTGTAACCAGCGAACACTTCTGCCGGCACCGTGAAGCCCAACGTGCCACCGCCTTGCCCGTTGTAATGATCGCAAATGGTGTTGACGGTTGCCTCGGGGACATAGGCAAACTCCAGGTCCAGCGTGTAGCCGAACGGCTTGTTGCCGAAGCTGCGGCGCACTACAGCACCAGACATTGCACGGTATGACTTGATTGGGTACTCGCCAAGTGCAAAATTACGAGCTGTTGGCTTTAGCGCGGGAAAGTCAGCCATTAGCGCATACCAACGCGGGAGCGTGTCGAGGGGCTTTGCTGCAGTTTATCTAAAGTCTGAGTCATGCCACGGTTAGCACCATCACGGGTTGCGTCGCGGCGGGTCTGTGCCATGGCTTGCTCCAGTTGATCGCGGCTGACGTATTCAACGCCGTTGATGTTGGTGGACTGGAAGCTCATGTTGAGTACTGGTGTACCACCGCCGGCAGCGCGGTCCTGGTTCATGGCTTCGCGTAGGCCGTTGGCTTGTACGCCGAGGCTACCGTCAGCACCACGCTTAAGCGGCATGATCGCCTCGGGACCAGCCTCGCCCATTAGGCCGGTGCGTGTGGTGCCGCCATCGGCGAATTTGAAGAGGGTTGGCGAGCTGACGATGCCGCCGCTGGCGAAAGGTTGTATTCCGTTGGCGAAGCTGCCCCCTTTTGCGTACGCACCGCCAATGCTGCCCAGATTTCCAAGTGGATTGTTAATACTGGCAGGAGCATTTAAGTTTGAAAGACCGCCACCGCCGCTCATCCCGGCGAAGATTTTGGCAATGCCGATGGCGATGTATGTGGCGATCATCTTGGCGCCTTCCTGTACCAGGATCTGACCTACGTCGCGCAGGAAGTTAGCAAATACTTCTTTAGCTGTAGCCGTGCCCTCGATCAAACCCATGATGCCGTTAGCCAGCGAGTTGCCCACCGCGTCGCCGATGCCCTTAGACACGTTAATTGCAACTTGATCAAGATTATTTAGCTCTGTGGTTGCCGTCGTAATAAACTCTTGTATTTGCTTGCCGGCCTGCGAAGTTGTAGCGTTGCCGATTGCCCCAGTTCCAGTGCCCGTCGTTGCGTCAAAAGTGCCTAAGTTTCCTTCGAGTGCGGCTTTACGCTGCTTAATTAGTTCAATTTCTTGGCCCAGTGCTTCATTGATCTCCAGTTGCGCCTTTGTCGTTGCCTCCTTAATTAGTTTGCCTTCGCCATACACAATAAGGGCATCATATTGAGCCAGCGTGATTTTTTTAAGCTGCTCCAGCTCCATCACTCGTTGAGCAACGCCCTCTGTCAACCCGGCATTGATAAGCTCAATTCTGCGAAGACGGTTGACCTCTGCATCCGCTTCTTTTGTTTCAATGTCTTTCAGCGACTGATCGATTTTATCAGTTACGTTCAACAGGTTCTGAGCCAAGGCCTCGCGTGACCCCTTGACTGTAAGATCGATGCCTTTTAATGCTTCGTCAACCAGTGCTTGAATAGCACCCTTTTCCTTAGAAACTATTGCATCAAAATTGGTTGTTGAAACGCCTCCTCCGCCAACTTGTCCAACGCCTCGAAGCGGAGCCGGAGGTTGCATATTTTCATTGTTTTTAATCATATTGCCAATGATATTAGCCATGATCTCGGTGTTTCTTTTGACCTGTGGCTCTAGATCGGGAGCCCTTGCGGCTAGCTTCAGTTCCGTCTCAATAATCGTTAGCTTAATCTGAGCAATTCTTTTTTCTATATCAAATTTCCTAGAGTCTGTTTCTTCGTTTTTGCTCCTAACTTTTTCATTTATATCTGCAACTTTGCGAGCTGTCTCGATATTTAATTTTGCGACTTCTTTTTCTATATTAGCTTTGAACTGGGCCGCCTCAAAGTCAAACTTACGCGCATCGAGAGCAGCCTTTCGCTTAATCTTTGCCGCCTCCTCTTCAGCAGACAGTTGCTGCTCGGTAAAGTTAGCAACAATTTGAGCGACCTCTTTAGCCACGCTTGCCACTTCGCTCCGTTCGCCTCTTCCAGCCAGCGCAATCTCCTGTGCATTGGCAGCCTGAAGCTGCTTGATGCGATTCTGGCCCTGCAGATCGAGCAGTTGATTTTCTTTTTCAAGAATTGAGAAGCGACGACGAGATACTTCGTCTTCGACTTTTTTGCGGATACTACCAATGCTCTCTTCATACGAACGAACAAGATCGGCTCGCTGCTTGTCGAGATCTTTCTGCTCTCTGGCCGCCTGTTTTACTGCGTCCGTTAGTGATTTGCCGATACTAATAGCTTCAAGTCTTTTTTCTAGAACCGCTAGATCTTGTTTATTTATTTGTTCTGGGGTTAGTTTTATTTTAGGTTTAAGTTCAATTTTTTCAAACTCATTAATTATACCTTGAATTTCTCCGTTAATGTTTCCGGTTGCTTTAGTATTGGGCGCGACAAGGCTAAGAGGATTTAGCGGATCAACATTAGAAAAATTAAACGATTGGCCTAATCCTTTTAACTGAGCACCTTGAACCCGGCTTGCGAGCTTATCAGCGGCTGCGGTTTTACCTTGTGCCCGTAAATTTTCCTCTAAAACTTTTGCTCTTTGTGCCGTTGTCGCTTGTCCGACAAGTGCAGCCATCTGTTCCAGCAGAACAGCAAGAGGTCCGGCTATAAACGCCTGCATCTGTACAGTAAGTTCTGCCAATGCTCTGTTTAACTTATCACTTTCACTGGCTAATGTAGCCAGATCTTCAACCCCTTTATTACCTACTTTTCTTATTATGTCAAATTGCGCTACTGCACTGGCACTGGCAACGAAACCGGCTTCTTGTAATTTAGTTGCGTACTTCTCCAGTTCTTTAGAAGAGAAAAGACTTTTTTCTTTTACAAAATCAAAAGTTGTAGCGGTGTCCATTAGGGCGGCCCCTACTGCAATCGCCGCTGCCGCAAATTCGTCAACCATTGTGCCGAGGGCACTGGTGACAATCGACATCATCGGGTTGCCTGGAATGAAGCCGCCTGCGGCACCGCCTAAAACTGCGCCAGGGCCGCCGCCGAATAGCATCGGGAACGCGCCACCAATCATGGCGTTCTGCATCATTGCATTACGCCCTTCTTTAGCCTTACCACGCGCCGCAAGACGTGCGTCAAAGTCTTTTTGAACCAGTCTGTCTGCTTTTAACTGGGCTTGTACTATTGTTTCTATTTTGTCCAGTTCTGCGTTTAATTCTTTTTGTGTGTATTCAATTTGTTGGGCAAAGAATTTTGCATCTAAACCGCTTTGCAGGGCAGCTTGAGTTTTTCTATTGTTTGTTATTAAGTTTGCAACGGTATTTTCGTCGTCAATAAGGTTTTTAATTCGTACGTCTTCGTCGGTAAATCCAGCCGGACGTAGGGCAGGAGTTTCTCCTGCGTAATTAAGAGCTTCTGCTGCTCGTTTTGCTTGTGTAGCTGTATCTGTGTACAGATCTAAAGCACGCTGCTGCGCTAACACCGCCCGTGTGTAACTATCGAGTCTTTCGACTTCCATAGTTCTGTTTATCTCTGCCAGTGCTTGTTTGCCTTCGTATAGTGCGGTTATCCAGCTATCTACTACTTTATCGTTCTTAATAAACCGTGCGGTCAACTGCTCCGCTTTTTGGGCGGCGGCATCCATTGCTGAAATACCTAAAGCATCCGCCCAGTTGATTTTTCGTCTATTTAGCTTGTCCAGAGCCTGATTAACGACCTCTATGTCAGCGGCTTGGTCGACTTCAAATTCTTTACGTCTTTGTGTTACGTTATATGTATTAGTAGCGCGGCGCTCTACCGACTCAGGACGTAAGCCTGCGGCCTCCCTCAATAAATCGTTTTGTGCTTGCTGTTCTGTGTTCAGTCGCTTAGTAACATCAACAAGTTTGCCAGCAATTTTTGCTGCTGTGTCACTTTCAGAGTTAAATTTATTTAATGTAGTCTGCAGCGCCGTTTGACGAGCAGATAGTACAGATACGGTTTCACTTAACTCACGCAACCGGCTTTGATATATTTTTACCGCTTGTGTTGCATCTATAAACATGTCTACCCTAAAACCGCTGCTAGCCAGGCTCGCCATAAGACGAGACAGCGGTTGACCGGCTTCCGCAGCTGCTTTTGCTAGTCGTAGGGTTGCGTTACTTGCACGTAAAATTTGCGGAGAAAAGGCAAGTAAAGCTGCTCCAGCTACAGTGGCTGTTCCAGCAACAACAGGAAATTGGATCGCTAGTGCCGACAGTTCCTTAAATAAACCTGCTGCCGGTCCTGTTGCCGCAGCAAGTGCAGCGGCAAATTTACTTATACCCCCAAACTTTAATGCGGTTGCGGCTTGAGAAAGCCCGTTTATTGACGTGGTAAGTGCACCAAGGCCGGTGCCTACTGCAATACCTCTTACTATCTTGCCTAAATTGGAAAAACTACCCGCTAAATCGTCTACCTCCTTTTTTACCGCCCCAAAAGTTCTTGTGCCCTTGACCGCCTTTCCTAAATCAAGTGCAGCCAGACGGTTGAGGTTGGTTAGACGCTCTTCTACTTGTTTTAGTGACTGTAAGCCGTCGACAATCAGCTTAATTTTTGCTGAATAGTCGATCACGACACTCCTACCGTTGCTGTCTAGGCAGTCTACACAACAAAAAAGCCGCCGGGTTAGCGGCGGCGTTTGGCTTTGTCGATTTCTTTTTGCTGGTCCTCGTTCAGGATGCTGAAGTAGGCGCTCCAGCCGAGCAGCTCTTCGGGGGTGAGGGTGGTGCAAACTGTGGTCAGACTTAGGCCCAGCTCTTTGGCAACGCCAAATTGGAGCATGAGCCAGTTGTCTTTACGCAGTTCGGCGGCTAGGACTTTGGGTCCATAGCCTCGGAGTCGTCGGTGAGGATTGCCAGCATCAGGGTCTGGAGATCCTTGTCCTTGACTTCGTTTTTGAGTACGTCGATTTCGCCGGGGGCGAAGAGCTTGGTGCCGTTTTCGTCCAGTGCCTTGGAGATCAGGAGCTGGAGGGCGAAGGCGTTGGCGTCGTCCGACTTGGCCTGCTTTTGGGCGCGTTCGCGCTCGGCCATCGTCAAAGGGCTGACCCACATCTCAAAGGTAGAGCCATCGGATAGCTCCACGTTCTTTTTGGTGGGCTCTAGGTTGGCAGCCTTACGGAGGCGGTCAATCGCCCGAGTGGGAGTTGAGGCGGGCATAAAACCTTGGTGATTTACGTTCTAGTGTAACGCAATAAGCATGAAAAAGCCCCACCGTGTGGTGGGGCGGGCGGGGGACAGCTTGGATGCTATCAGGACTTGGACAAGTCGAAGATGGGGGCTTCGGAGGGGCGGAAGTTGATGGCGACCGACTGGCCGTCGTCAGGGTTAACCGTCAGGCTAGCTGAAGTCAGAATCACCGGGACGGTGATGGAACGGCTAAGGGTGTCGTTGACGGTGCCTGAGACAACAACGCGGTCAATGTAAAGTTTCATCAAAGCGCCGTTTTGCTGGCGTTGGATAACGTCTTCAATTAGGCGGTTCGACATGTTGCTGTCATCATCGGTGTTGTACACCGTGGCGGAACCACTGCCATCTGCAAAGCCTGCGATGTAGGTGCGGAAGGGGGTGTACTGGCCGACTTCCTGACCGATGGTGGTTACGTCGATCTCAGAACGGGTGATTTCAAAGTTCCAGTCGCGTACAGAGCCGACTACGACGGGAGCTGTGAAAGTAATACTGGCGAAGTCGGAGCCAAAGTTGCTAGGCACTGCTGTGGCTGTTGCGGCGCTACCACCAACGGAGGTGCTGATGGTCATTACGCCGGTTGCAGCAACGTAGGTTTTAACGAAGTACGCACCAGCTGGAATAGCGTTAGTTACGGTGGCGCCAGCAGGATAAGCCAGTGTTACGGGATCATCAGCTCTGTAACCGAGGTACGTGCCGACAGTAATGTTGGAACCTGAAGCAGGAAAAGCAGATGCGGTCAACGTGGTAGCAGACGTACCAGCTGGGCTGTAATACAAAGCGCCGGACGTGCCGGACAGAACGGTGGCGGTCATAGGAACTTACCGAAAGGAATTGGACAGTGGGGCGGGCACTGCCCGGCTTCTACCAGAATAGCAACACTCTTCAGGTAAGGACTGTTGCTACCCAACTTGTGTCGATGCGGCCCACAAAATGCGGAGCTGCATCAGTAGAAGAAAATGTTGGGCCATTGATTTCACCGACTCGCATAAATGTGCCAGTTGAAGGTTTCGCAGTGCTGTTTAGGTTTTCTAGGACGTTGACGGCAGTGGTCAGCAGGGTTTGGTTGCGGGCAGGACCACGGCCTTTTTCCGTGAAGATGCGGATGATCAGGGCTCCACGCGCATTGTCCATGCTGCTGGTCAATGTGGGCTCGTTCGTGATGCCGAATGTGACGTTAATGCGGACGTACTCGGTAGTGGTGTTGGGTGGGACTGCCGTGATGTTATCGAAAAACACTGGTACAGCCGGCACCAGTGAGTTAAACGCGGTGAGTAGCGGGTTTTCCAGTGCCGCCCGGATTGCTTGGTAGTTCATTGTCCAAAGCCCCTAGCTTTTCCAAAACCTTCGCGCACTCCTTTAGCAAGGTCTTTGCTTAAAGCGCCCCCAGCATTATATGTGGGCCACCAATCCTGCGGAGCAGTGCTTGTATTGGGACCTTTGCCACCGCTGAGATCACCCCGTGTAGCCCCTTCGGCTCTATAACCTAATTTTTGAGGCTTGATTGCCTCTCCCTCGAAGTCCCCGTAAACGTAGGGGACAAGATCCATTGCTTCCGCTGCGTGTTCGGCGCCATTAACAATTTCATACCATGTGCCCGAGGCGTTAAATCTTGTTACAGGTATGTTGCGTAAATCGTACGTGTACAGACGGTTTGAGCTACGTGGGCCTCCGGGAGTCGCACCTCTTTCCAGTGCGTACCACGCAGAAGAGAACTCGCCGCTATAACCAGGGCCTGCTTCCACAAGCCCGTTCATAATTTTTACACACGTAGTTCTAGCCGCTTGAACAGTCGCTTTTTTAATATCTTTAACCAAAAATTTAATGTCGCGGGCCATTATTGGGGCCTCGCTATGAGGGTATGGAGGACTGGGTTGTCACCGCGATAGCTGGTGATGGCAATGATCTTAGCCTCGCGGGTTACTCCAGCCTGGAGGTATTGGATGCGGTCGGCCTCGGTTGGGTAGTACGTGCCAAGCTCGGCGGTGCCAATGATTACTTTGAGGTCGGTGGTTTGGTACAGGCCCTCGGATTCGCGGGGGCTTACGCGGGTGATGACGCCCTTCAGCGTCACGTTGGTGTCTGCTCCAGTCACATTGCCTGTGGTGGGGTCGTAGGTGCGGGGTGTGGAGGTTTTGATGTACGTGATGGTTTGGCCCCAGTCCTTTAGGAGCGGGGCGGGGATGGACTGGAATACGGTGTCGATCTGGCTCATCAGCTGCGGTACAGGCGGACGGAGTTAGGGCCACCGATTCCTTTGGCCCAGCACTTCAGGAAACTGCGTAGCCACGGCAGGGCGTCAGTGATGGTTTGCATGGATTCCGCTTCGCCCTGGCCTCGGTACTTGACGCGCAGCTCGCCCAGTTCCACCTCTTGGTAGCCGCCTGGGGCGGTAACGACAGCGCGTAACATTGTCGGGTTACGCAGCAGGGCCAGTGCGGTTTCGCAGGTGGCGTCGAGGATTTCGCGGGGGATGAAGGTGGCATCTGCTTCGATGCCGTCGCAGGTCACGTCAGTGCGGGGCCACTTCAAGGCTTGGGTGGTGGCTGAGCGGTCGCCGTAGAACTCCAGTGTGTCGAGCCAGCCGGTTGCTGTGATGAGGGAGGCGGCCTTGTTGTCAGCAGAGGCAGCGGTCCAGTCGGCGGCATCTAGCCGGTTATCAAAATACGTCGTTGCATCAGCAACCGTTATGTACGAGTTGGAGTTGGCTCCAGCAAGAGTGGCGACGAGGACGGGAGCCATGTGTATTTTTCCTCGGGCGCTACGGGCAGCATACAGTTGTTATTCCAGTGTAGATCACCCGTAGAGATGGGCAACGGGGCCTGTACGTACATTGTGCGTACGTGGGCGACGTTTAGGGGGCAGGATCTTTGCCATGTAGACATCCGCGCCATCCATCTCCAGTTCGGCTAAACGTTCTTGGTAGTGGGAGTAGGCGATGTCTTCGTGCCAGCCCCGGTTATCCTGTGCTATGTAAAGACGGACTAATTTCATGCCTGCCCAAAAAGCCGCTGATGGCGCCTCCAGCGTAAAGAAGGTTACGCCTGCTTTTGAGCCTGGCGACCAAATACGTAAGTTGGAGCCCGTAGCACTGGAGATTCGGCGTCTTCGTGAAGAGGACAACATGAACATCACCGCGATTGGGCAGAAGCTCCAAGTCAGTTATGACGTGATTAACCAGCTGATCCTGCAGTCGTACAAAAGTGTGATGAACACTCCTGTGGTGTTTGAGGCGCAGGAAAGGATTCGACTGGGACTGGGTTGAGTTGGCATGAAAAAGGGGCCCCGTAGGGCCCCAGTTCTTTCGAGTAGCTGCTTATCAGGCGTAAGCAGTTGTGTCGAAGGGGGTGTTGACCAGCAAGCGGGCCACGGGGACCATCTTGGTGGTGGAGTACACCAGGTTCCAGCTGCTGGTGTTACCCAGTTGGTCGGAAGCAGTGGTGTTGAGGGGGTTGTCGGTGGCGGCAGCCCACTTGGTGCCGGTTACGTGGTAACCGTAGTGGTAATCCACAGCCAGAACGTCCTGCATGGACAGGATGTTGCGGTCGGCAGCAAGACGTAGGTCTTGTTGGATGCCTTCAGCAACTACGCCCGACTTGAACAAGTAGACGGGGTACTTCTTGGCGTGGGTTGCGGTGCCGCCGGTGAGGGCGACGAGTTGGTCGTCGATGACGACACGCAAACCAGCGAAGAAAGGTACTTCGGTTTGGGTAACACCGACGCCGCCACCTGCAAAGGTGATTGCGCTACCGCTAGACAACGCGGAGCTGCTGAAGACCAGCATTCCGACTTGCTGCAGGTAGTAAGCCACGTTCGAGTGCATTGCAATCGAATCGAGTTCATCGCCGCGCTCACCCAACTTCACCTTGGTGCCAACGACGTTGGCGGCGTTCAGGAAGTTGGCCTCGACCATTGAACCAGGGACGCCAGCGAAGGACTTGTCCAGTTGGTTGGGGCCAAGGACGCCAGAGCCGGAGATGCCGCCGAACAGACCAAGCAGTTGGGCTGCCAGAGTGGCAGTCTTCAGCTTGTTGATGGCTGCGGTGAGTTGGTTGCGGACGTGGGCCAAAGGATCGGCGCCAGAGCCCAGCTTGCTGAGATCATCAGCGGCGTAGGCAAAGCCACGGTGCAGCAAGGTCATGATCTGCTCGTCGGCAGTCACGTTTGCTGGCACCAGGTAGCCGCCACCGCCACCCCAGGTGGAGTTGCTCAGAATCTGGGATTCAGTCGGGGCGATGGGGTCGAAGAAGGGGACGCGCACGCGGGTGCCGCCAGCACGGGCATCAAGAGCAGCGTTGCGCTGCACAATGCCGGACTGAACCCACTTCGACTGCTCGAAGATACCTTCAGCGGTGTACTGAAGGAACTCGGGGCGAGTAACAAGGTTGGAGAGGAATGTTCCTCCCGAATAATTGCCGCTAAAGGCAGACATGGATTAGCTCCAGTGAGGTTTATGGGTTTGCCCCACAGGGGCTAGGCGCCGGCTTCTGATTTCAGGAGGCGGGCCATATCGGGGTTATCAACCAGCATCATCATCTGCTGGGTA